ATAAATAAAAAATAACATAGATATTCATATATAATTATTATATTGATTATATTTGCATGAGTGAATTAAGTATATTGACCATCGTTGTTAGTTTAGCAGTTTGTTCTATATTAGTAGTTATACTTTATCAATATGTATCTCAGCGGTTATCTATTATTGAACATTCACAAAAAGAACAAGCTATGGTTTTACATCAATATATAGAAGAATCATCATATGATATACATTCGTTGAAACAACATTTATCTAGTCAATACCACATGTCTTCTGGTGGTGGAGTAGGTGGTAATGGTGTATATTACTATAAACACAATAACAATGTACATGAAGTCCAAACCGATTATCATAATAACGATGAAAAGCATACTGTTACTATTGATACTGTTATGTATGATAATGTTATCAGAAATAGTAATAATAAATTAATACCAGTGTCATCTGATAGTGAAAATACAACTTCATCTGAAAGTGAAAGTGAAAGTGATAATACTTCAAATAGCGATACCGAAAGTGAAAGTAGTAATGAAGCAGATTCTATCGATCATCCAAATCAGTGTGCTGATATTAAACGGATAGAAATATCAAATCTACATACACCGACTTGTGATGACAGTCTAGTAAACGATCAAGAAAACGACAGTAGTGAAAGTAGTACAAATACCGGTACAGATACAGAAACAGATACCGATACTGATAGTGATAGTGATAGTGATAGTGATAGTGATAGTGATAGTGATAGTGACGCTGATATATATGCATATAAAGATAATCAAACTAATAATAACATCAATAATGATAATAGTGTGAATGTTCAAGAAGTAAATCCGGAAAATTATACGGAAAAATTACCAATTGAGACATTAGATGTCTCTTCATTTGATATTAATTTAGCAAATGAAAATTTCGAGATTGATGTGATATTATCGGATGTAATTTCATCTATCGAACATGTTCCAATGATAGTTGATGATTCTCCGAATCTAGACACTGTTCCTCTTAACGTATCAGATTTGAACATTCCTGAAGTAGAAGCCAAATTAATTACATCACAGCATCCGATTTCAATCCCAAATCCAACACCGAATCATTCATATTCAGGAATGTCAGTAAATGAACTTAGGCATTTGATTAAGCATAAATATAAACAGAATCCTGAAAAAATGGCAGAAATTGGTGACATTCACAAAATGAAAAAGGCTTCATTATTGTCGATATTGGCTGAACAATAATTAATATAATTTTATTTCTCATTATAACATATTATACTTAGTAAAATAATATTCTATATTAAATGAGTACAACTACACCGCAGCCTGCTTGGGCTAAAAATTATAGCTCTAGTCATAATGTATACTTTGATTTCCCGCCTCTTATGAGTGATGGTCGTAATTTTTCTGGTTGGCAACCGGGTAATGCTGTAAATGCCGCATTACGCCAGAATGAAAATATTAAATCAAACTGGGAATACCGTCGTTATTTAACAATTAATGCTGACAAAATAATGCAAATTAACCAAATTGATGCTGTTAATGCAGCTGGTCATATGTCATTCGATGTTAATCCAATTGAACAAGAACAGCGGAACACGCCCTTTATGTATTCGAGTGTTATGGATAAAAGAGAACCATTCGGTTATACCACCAGTGATATGAAAGACATATAAACGATAAAATACCTATTTCTTTAATGATCGCAAATACATATAAACATATTTTTATATGTATTTTTTAACAGAGAGATTCAATTATTTATTAATTTATATTATTTATTAAATGCGTATTATTAGTTTTGATGTTGGAATGAAAAATTTGGCATATTGTATTTTAACTATACCAGACAACAATGAATTACTGACGACTATTCCAAAAGAACAGCATATACAAGAATTAATGCAACATATTAAAATAGAAAAATGGGACGTCATTGATTTAAGATTTGAACCGTCTTGTCCGCAAGAAAAACCCGAAATAAAACACAAGAAATTATGTAATAATGATTCTAAGCAGGCAAAGTACATGTTTTTGCCGAATAAACAACCGAATTCAAACACACATTTGACTGCAAAATTATATTGTGCGAAATGTGCTGAAAAATCAAAATATAAAATTCCGGATAGAGAAATTATGCCAATACGGCGAAATCTATCATTATTACAAAAAAAGAAACTTGATGACTTGATGGATATTTATTCTACTATTGTTCCTCAAGAATCGATTTCTGGATCTTATGCAAATAGTGATACTAATAATTCTAGTAATACTAATAATAAAAAAATACGCAAAATCGATAAAATTAATGACATTGAAACTATTCTTAAAAGAGACTATCTAGAAACACTTGATGATAATAAATATGAAGAATACATCGGTAATAATAATTGTATTGTATCATGTAAAAAATCAAATTATGCAGCACATGATCTTGATCTAATTACATATGGTCGTCATCTTATGAAACATATGGACGCAATTTTACATTATAATAATACGAATTGTGTAGTAGGAAATGATAGTAATACATTTTTACCGATAGATATGATGATTATCGAAAATCAGATAAGTACAATTGCTACAAGAATGAAAACTCTTCAAGGTATGATTACTCAATACTTTATTATGAAACATGTACCTCGTATTGAATTCATTTCAGCATCTTGTAAATTAAAGTTATTTACAGACTCAATGATGAATAATACTATCGATGCAACTTCATATAGCGATCGAAAAAAAGCAGGAATTACTATTTGTCGTTATCTTGGCACAATAAATTATATTATACAAAAAAACGAAACGAATGAACCAGTGAATATTGAATCAACATGTTCAATATATACTGGAAAAATATATTCAGAATGGTTACCAATGTTTGAAACTCATAAAAAAAAAGATGATTTGGCGGATTGTTTTTTACAATGTCTTTGGAAAGTTAACTCATTGCTGGGCGGATAATAGAAAAATTTGTCATGTTATATATATGAATGAGTAAACACTTATATATAAGTAAAAATTTGACAAGAAAAGAAACAAAACGATTCAATAAAGTCAATTCTATACATCCAAGAGAACAAACACCTAGAGAAAAATATGATTTTTATTTTTTACTTGGCAGAAGATATTTAGGTAATTCTACTAGAAAAACGAATAAATTTACGCAAACCCAGAAAAAATTTTACAGGGAACAAGGAGAGTATGCAATAAAACATGCTGATAATTTACGAAAAAAATATGGGTTGAAAATTATAAATAAACCATAATAGGAGTGTCTTGTTGTGCGGTATGATTACAATATTATTGTCTATTTTAATCATATCAAATCATATTTAAATATTTCACGATAAATTTAGTATAAAGATTGTTTTATCTGTAATCTAAGAATACAATGGCAGAAGTAATTGATTTGGCTAGTTTAGATACAATTCCAACCTTCACACTTGGAAGCGGGGGAGGGGGAAATAGTGGAAATAGATCTTCTTCAAATTTCGGAGGTGGAATTGAACTTTTAATGAATGATAGATTTAAAGGCGGCGATTCTGGCCGTAAAAACAGTGGTAGTGGTGATATCGATTTAGGAGAATTAGCTGATCTAGAAAATGAATTAAATGACCTTAGTGATGCTCCAAAACGGTCGTCGTCATCTTTTTTTGGAAGTGGAGCTAATGGAGGCGGCGGAGATGATGACAGTTCACATGGTGGTGGTCACGGAACCGGTGGTAATGGTAACAATAACGGAGGAGGTGGAATTCTTGGAGGTATTTTCAATATCAATAGAAGTGATAATAATGGTGGTAATGGTAGTGGTATTAGTAATTTAGGTTCTGCCGCTGCAACTAATACATGGGATGGATATGGTAAATTTAATGATATTCCGCTTGATCCAGATGCGAATGTAGATCCAACCCCACAACTTTCAAAGGATGAAATGCTTAAAGAAAAGTTTAAACTTCTTAGAAAACTCGAAGAATTAGAGCAGAAAGGTGTACAACTTACAAAGCGATATTCGATGGATTCATCTTATTCGGAGATGAAAGGTGAGTATGATACACAAATAGAAGAACGAGAAAGACAAAACAGTGTAAAGTTTCAAGGTAAGATGTTACTTGCTTGTATTACTGGACTTGAATTTTTGAATAATAAGTTTGATCCATTTGATTTGAAATTGGATGGATGGTCAGAGCAGATGAATGAGAACTTGGGAGAGTATGATGAAATTTTTGGCGAGCTTCATGAAAAATACAAGTCAAAAGCCAAAATGTCACCTGAATTAAAACTCTTGTTCCAACTCGGCGGTAGTGCAATTATGCTTCATATGACGAATACGATGTTTAAGTCCGCTCTTCCAGGTATGGATGATATTATGAGACAGAATCCAGAATTGATGCAACAATTCACACAGGCGGCAGTATCATCGATGTCAGGTGGTGTTGGTGGATCTAGTAGTGGTGGCGGTGGCGGTAGTGGTGGTCGTGGTTCCGGATTCGGTAATTTCATGAGTGATATTATTGGAGGAAGTGGTATGGGTGGTGGTGGCGGCAACGGGGGCGGAAATACCTATATGCAGCAAAGACCTCCTCCTCCTCCTATTGCTACAAAGGGTCCACTCGCACCTCCACCGCCAGTAAGACCTGGCGCAATTCCCAATAATAGGCCAGACCTGAATGCTGGAATGTATAATGGTGGCGTAGATATTCGCGATAATTATTCAAATCCAAATACCGATAATGGATCTCAGAGGTCTAGACGACCTGAAATGAAAGGGCCAACTGCTGATGTTTCTGATATGATGTCAAGACTTAAAACTAAGACAATTAATATTCAACCAACAAGTTCATCTTCGGCGACTGCCGGAGTGAATGATAATAATGCATCAAGTGCAACACTTCAAAATATTCTATCGGGTATGAATGGTTCAGAGAATCAAACCCATGATAATGGAGCAATTAGTTTAAGCAGTATCGGCGATATACCGGTAGATTCAACACCTCATAAATCCAAACGCAGACAACGATCAGATAAAAATACGGTTAGCCTAGATTTGTAAAATGAATATATAACCAAATATTAATAATCAATATAAAACATTATTATTAATATACATATACAATAAACATATATTTTACTGCAAATGTCGTCTAAGGCTGATAATTTCAAAGTAATATGTTCAAAGGATAATATGCTTCTACGAAAAAATACAGAAATTAAACTATTTTCACTTGAATATCTTATCGAAAATCCAAATTTTGATATAACAACCATTTTGAATGCTAACATACATAAATTACTCTATGAAGTCAATAAAGATATTATTGAACATATTGAAATTGAACAAATTAGCGCAAATGAATCTAATATTCTTTTTATGTTTAAAGATTTTTGTAGCGATTTAGGCGGTTCAAAGACATATATGTATGTACATACACATATAAATACCCGATTTACATCGAATGAAACATGTGGAACAGAAATTATTTTTACTAGTAAGAGTATACCGT